AAGGTTAAGTGGCTAGCAAACAAAGGTAAAAGCGACTTAACGGGGAAATATCATAGGATAGACGATGCAGCTAGTTATATGTTTGCACACGCACTACCTAAAGGGATGTACCCAGAGTATAGAAATAATGTAAATAATATAGTTTATGTAGATAGCATCGAGCAACACGAGCGAGTAGACCAGACAACAGCAGGTAAAAAGTTTTTGGTACAACAATTAGTGATGCACGGCGAACTTATACCACGGCTAAAAGAGCAGTGGGACTTTTATATTAAACAAAAAAATAGAGATGGAGAAAGCAGAACGTCTAGGAATTTTAGAACGGAGCAAACAAGAGGAATTTAGGCAAGCTATAAGTGATAGCATATACAACATAATAGTAGGAAACCCAAGCAGTATAGATTTTAGAGAGATAAACGGGGAAATACACGTATTTAAAGACGATAAAGATACAAGGCGAGTAATAAGCAAAGAAAAGGCACTTTATTTTATGAGAGATAGAGACCAAGACGATATAGTTAATAGCCATTTTAGCTGTAAAGATTAAAGCAATGGAACAGAAAAAAAACGAACAAAGAAAAGGGCATCCGAATATATGCCCAAAATGCAAATACAACCGACCTTTAGCGTTAAGCTACTGCCCACATTGTAGGGAGCAGAATAAAGCAGAGACCCTAAAAGAAGTTATGAATAAAAAAGACTTAAAGTTAGTAGATGCCAATACTTTACCCTCTAATAATACAAACGATGCAAAACCTAGTACTAAAAGGGAGAATACCCAGCAAAAAAAACAGCAAAGTGCGAACGGGAAAATTTATAGTAAGCTCCAAAGCGTACCAAGAGCGAGAAAACGAGCAACTAAAAAGCCTACTAGCTCAAATTAAACCATTAAAGCTAAGTAGAGCTTTACACATCGATTATACTTTTTATATGCCAGACGCTAGAAAAACAGACCTAAGCAATAAGGTAGAAAGTATAAACGATTTATTAGTAAAATACTGATTATTAGAAGACGATAACCGAAATATAATAAACGAGCTAAATATTAGATGCGGTGGAATAGATAAAGAAAACCCACGCTGCGAAATTCAAATAAAGCTGATGTATACAGCCGATTAATTTTATATTTTATTTTAAAAAAAGATGGCAACAGAAAAAAAACAGACCGAAAAGCCAGTTAGTACTGTTAGCAAAAAAAATCTAAGCAACGAAAAAAACAAAAGTGGTAAAGTTGTAAGGAGTAAAAAAAGTACAGCAGTAAAAAAGAAAACATCCATAGAAAGACGTAAAGTAAAAATAATGGCTCAAAAGTGGAGTGATATAACCCCAAACGACGAAGACGTAAAAGATATACTTATTGGTAGACCTAAATTATTTAAGGATGCAGACGAGTTAGTAAGCCTATTTAATGCTTATTTAATTAGTTGTATGGAACGTACTAGAAAAGTAGACCAAGTACCAGTTAAGACCGAACAAGTAGAGGTAGATAATGATACAGACGATGTTAAACCAAAAAAGCAAAAAGCGGGGATAATTAAAGTAGAAAACAACGTAATAGCTGAATTTGAGATTAAAGAAGACTTAGAGCGAAAGACTACACCTAGTATTGGTGGCTTTCTTGGTTTTCTCGGAGGGATAAGCTGGACGACACGAGAGAGGTATAGTAAGGACGAGGCTTTTAGTGGAGTGATAGAAAATATACAGGCTAAGTTAGAGGGGATACTCGTAGACCAAGCAGCTAAAGGTAAGTATAACCCACAAATAGCACAATTTGTATTAAACGTACATTATAACAGAATACCTAAAAAGGAGGTGGATAATAATATTAAAGGCTCAATTTTCAAAGAGAGCGATTTTATAGACGATTAAAAAACCACGATGCAAAGCGAGACACTATATAAAATAAAGTGATACTTGCAGAAAAACAAGCATAATTTCGTTAATTGACAAATTAGGCTTATAGTGGAAAACGGTATAATAAAAATAACTTATAAGGATGCTTTCGTAGACTTTACCGTAAAGGAGAGAATAAACAGCAACGATAAAAAGGCTTATAAGCAAGTAAAAGACTTTTGCCTAGAGGCATATTACCAAAACGAGCGAGACGGGAAACCATTAAATAGCCAACAATTAGCAGAGCTATTGGATGTAACAGATGGACAAGTAAGGCGGATATTAAGCGGTATTTATAAAAAATGTAACAAAAATGGAGAGCAAGTTTTATATGAAAAGTAAGAGATTACAGCTTTATACTATCATTAATAAAGACCAAGAGGCGGTAGGGTTTAAGAGGAATAAAGCCCAAGAGCTATTGGAGAAAAGAAAGGCTGAATTAAAGGCAAAGTATGGTAGAGTAAGGCTAATAATCTTAAAAGGTAGGCAGATGTGAATAACCACAAACGAGGCAATAAGTGGTTTAGATACTGCCATAATTAGACCTAACCAAAATATAGGGATACTCGCACAAGTAGATAAAACAAGGGACGAAATTTTCGACAAAGTAAAGACCGCATATTTAAGATTACCAGACCATTTAGAGCTAAACGATGGTAAAATATGGGTAAAACCTAACACTAAGTATAGTACTAAAAAGGAGTTAGAGTTTTTAGAAAACCACAGTAAAATAGCCGTTATAACTGATAGTAGAGGTGGAACACGGAGCAAGTTACATATATCCGAGTTTGCTTTTATTAATGATGCTGGAGAGCTTTTAGCTGGTACTTTACCATCCGTACCAAAAAACGGGGATATTATTATAGAGAGTACGGCTAATGGGTTTGGTAATGAGTTTGAGAAACTACGAAATAAGTACTACAAAAAGGATAGTAACGAGCGAGCTTGTATATTTCTAGGATGGTGGCTAATGCCAGAGTACTTTTTACCTTTAGAAGAGGGAGAAACAGTTAAACTACCTCCAGAATTAGAGCATCTAAATAAGCCAATGATAGATGGGACAATACTAAGCGAGGAACAAAAGAAACGATACCTAAATATGTATAACTCGCAAACAAACCCCGATTATGCTTTCCAAGAGTACCCTAGCACACCAGAAGAGGCATTTTTAAATACAGGTACTCCAGTATTTAAGACGACAACTATTAAAAATCTTATTACTCCATCATACGTACAAGATAGCATTTACCCAGACTTGTACTTATATAGAGAGCCAAATAAGGATAGGCAAGTTGTAATAGGTGGCGATACATCTAGCGGAGTTAGTGGCGGAGATAATAGCTGTCTTATGGTAAGAGACCGAGAAACAGCGGAGCTAATGGCTTGCTTTTACTGATTAATTGACCCAGGCGACGGACTTTGTGGCGTAGTAGATAGATTAATACAATTAGGATACTTTGGGCGTATATGAGTAGAGAAAAATAATACTGGTTATGCTTTCTATGCTAAGGCTAAAGAAAGGGAGCGATACCCTCTATGTTATGTAACAAGGACGGTAGATAAAAAATACGACCGTATAACGCAAGACGTTTGACGGGAAACTACACCTAAAACAAGACCTATACTGATGGCAGAGTATAAAGTAGCAATAAACGAGGGATATATAACAGAGGCAGACCCAAGGCTAATAAAAGAGATGTATACCTTTATTTATAACGAGAAAGGTAAAGAAGAGGCACAAACGGGATACCACGACGACGCAATAATGACGGATGCGATAACTTGGCAAATGCGTAAAAGCCCTGTAAGTTTTTAAATCTTAACTAAACGAGCAATGGAGAAAGAATTAGAAAAGCTAAGAGAGGAAAATAAAGACCTAAAAGGACTAATTAAGTACTACAAAGCCCAAATAGTGGAGCTAAAAAAACAGATTAAGAGCGACAAGGAGTGTTTAAGATATTATAGAAAGAAACCAACAGTTTTAAAAAATTGAGTATAACCCAAATAATTTATTTTAGATTTCTATTAACAAATGGATACAAGGAATTTATCGCCTTTTAGAGAGTTTATCAAAAGTAACTACCCATATGCTTTAATGTATGCAAATAGTACTAGCCAATTTGCAGAGAGAAACTTTAGAGCTGATGCTTTTAAGATTAAAAGCGACCTTGCACACGATATAACAAAAGACGAGTTACTTTATATGTCTTTAAACTTACCAAGAGCTATTACCAGAATTTTTACTGATTATGTTATTGGTTTAGGTTATACTGTAGATTTTAACAGAGGTAAAGAATTAAACGAAATCTTTACTAAAATTGGAGATACTACACAATTACAATTAAAGCTAGACGAGGCTATTAATAACCAAAGTAGTATTGGTTACTGATTATTAAGACTTAGAAATAAGAACTGAAAGCCTAGGGTAGAAGTAATACCATTGCCAAACTATTTAGCAAATATGGATGGTTTAACTATTGGGGACGATTTCCTAGATATTAAAGAGCATATTATCTATAGTGTACAAAATGATAGAGACGGTAGAGCATACTTTTACGTAGACCGTTACGAGAAATTAGACAATGGTAAATGGATGGGTTATTATTGAGAAAAGCGAGCAGATAACGGAAACTATATTTTAGAAGACCGCCTAGAAGAGGGACAAGAGGAATTATTAGAAGACTTGCCTTTATATCTATTCAATAACGACCTTTCTAACTTACACGTAGTAGCAGACAAAAAGCTAAAGTATGTTAATAGGCAAGATATAGGAGAAATACCTAGATATTTCCACCAAAGCGACTACAGAGACCTAGCCGACCTTTTCCAAGAGTTAAACGATAGAATAAGCCAAACATCCGTAGAATTTATTAAAAATCTAACCTCTAAAATGAGTGTGCCTGCAGGTTTTAGGGATGCTCAAACGATGCAAAAGCTAAAGAGCGGAGATAAAAACTTTGCTAAAAACCCAGACTATTTAATACATAACCCAGGAGAAGAGCCAGCAAGATATATTACTAAAGACACAGGGCTAGTAACTGTAGCAATTAATGATTACATCCCAACTTTACTTAAATTTATTGGTTTTATTTCTAGCATCCCACCAGTATTACTTACAAATGCAATATATGGAGGTAATAACCCTGTAGGAACAACTGAAAAGGAGTTTACACCTTTCTATAAGAGGGTAGAGAGTAAACAACAAATGATGTATAACTCTTTGCAAAGATTATTTAAAGGTATTATGGATATAGCAGGTTATAGCGTAGAATTACCTACAATTAAGTTTAATAAACCAGATGCTTACGATGTAGCAGAAAGAACAAACACAGCTATAGCACAATTAAACGCTGGTATAATGAGTAAAGAGAGTGCTATAAGTTATGCTATGGGATACGATAAAGCAGAGGTACACGAAGAGATGGAGAAAATTAAAAAGGAGACCGTAGACGCTTACGCACAAAATAATACTAATATAGTATATGAAGACGAAAACGTAGACGAGCAAAAAGACGATTTAGACGAGAATTTAGACGGGAACAAAGACAAAGAGTAATTTATAACTAATATTTAGATTATGAACGAACAACGAACAAATATTTTTTCTAACGATATGCCTATAGAACAATTAAAGGCGACCGTTAATAAAGTTAAGGATAAGCCAATTAAGTATAACCTACTTTTTTGGTTTATCTTTATTCAATTATGCCTAGCGATATTTCTATTAGTTAGCAGTTTTATTTTGCCTTTTATAGTATTTTAATGGATAGAGCTAATTACTTTGCAAAATATACAAAGGACGATTTAGCCCTTATAAAGTTATTTAAAGAAGAGTTAAGTAATATTAACTTACTTTACTTGCAAGCTATAAATAGTAAGGATGTAACCAAAGCTAATAGCCTATTAAAAAAGATGGGTGCAATAACAAAGACTTTGGATGCTGAATACGGAGAGCGAGCAACAAAGAGAATACCACAAGAGTATTTACTCGGAGCAAAGTATATAGACGATACTTTAACAAAAGAGGCTAGTTATATTGCTATTAATAAAGCCAATAGCAAAGAATTAGCGGGGATGGTAAAAGAATTAGGAACAGTACACATAGAGGCAGTAAATGCACTCCTAAATAACTCTAAAAACTATATTAAAAGCTCCTTAGATGGTATGGAAAGGCAAGCCCTTTCTATGCTAAACGATTTACAGCAGGAAAAGGTAAGAGAAACACTAGCAAGGAGTACAATAACAGGAGATAGTTTGCAGACTATGAAAGATAAAATCGTAAAATACTTTGAACAAAACCAAATAACAGTATTTAAAGATAGAGGCGGTAAAACACGGAGTTTAGACCGCTACGCAGATATGCTTACACGTACTGAAACCTCTATAGCAAACATCCAAGGAACATTAAACAGAGCAATACAACTAGGTATAACTAAGTTTAAAGTAGTAGAGCAAGCAGACTGCTGCGAGATATGTAGCGAATATCGTAACGAAATAGTAGATATAACGGATGGTACAGTAGACTTACCGCCTTACCATCCTAACTGTA